TCTGGTACCACAATTCGTGCTCTTACAGTTAAGAATCGTTTTGTACCACCGTTCCTTGAAGCAGAAATGTATCTCTCATTTAAGTCAGGCCTTAACAAATACAGTGGTCTTCTTCAGATGGCTACTGCACGTGGTATTATTGAACAAACTGGTTCTACCTATGTTGTCGGTATGGATTCAGGTAAGTATAAGAAGGGTGATAAGCTTGGTTATGCTAAGAATTTCGTAAAAGATCTTTCGTTCTTTGAAGATTTTATTATTCCTGAACTTGATAAAAAGCTTGCAGATGATTACAAGTATAATAACATGAATACAAATCATGTCGAAGATAGTACAATTTCCAATGAGCAAGAAGAAGAATAAGACAAAGGTAGTGGTGCCCATCTCCGGTGGGATGGATAGTACTGTACTACTACATTATGCGGCTTCAAAATTTGATAGTGTTTATGCTATTTCTTTTGATTATGGTCAAAGACACATTAAGGAGTTAATGTGTGCTGAAAAACAAATTAACGCAATTCGTGATAAAGATACAGAAGAAAATGTACACTTTAATACCACTATTAAACTCCCGTTTTTTAATTTAATTAAGAACTCAGCACTTCTTGATCGTAATATTGACGTAGCTAAGGCTAAAGATGTTATGGGTGATCCGCAAACGGTAAATTATGTTCCGTTTAGAAATATGATGTTATTAAGTATTGCGTCTTCGTTTGCTGAAGGTGTTGGCGCTACTACTGTTTATCATGGAGCGGCTCAGGCAGATTCTGTAGCAGGTTTTTGGGATGGGTCGCCAGAATTTTTAAAAGCTATTAATAAAGTTAATGCTCTTAATCGTAGAAATAAGATTAAAATTGAAGCACCTCTTATTGATAAATCTAAGAAGGAGATTATCGAACTCGGTATTTCTCTAGGTGTTAACTTTGCTGATACGTGGACCTGTTATGAAGGGTTAGACGAGGCATGCGGTGAATGCACAGCGTGTGCACTCCGTCTTAAGGGATTTATAGACGCAGGTGTCGAGGATCCTGTCAAATACTCCAGGAATATACCCTGGGATCATTTATTGGGTAGAGCTTAACCGAAATCTACACCGTAGCGACCACCTTCACCGCCCCAGACCTGTCTGCCTGTTGTAGTACGACCTCCGTGTCTTCCTGTCGCTGCTAGATAATCTTCTGGCTCAGCCGACACTAAAGATAGGTCACCTTTCTCTGCATATTCATCTGCCTTATCACCAGCAGATATTTGTCCATTCTTTTTAGCAAGAACACCTGCAGCAACGAGTGAATTAATGACACCAACAGCTTTACCTTTAGCTCTTCCTTCGCTAATTTCACTATCAGCATTGATAATGGCTTGTTTAACGTGATCGAGAACATCCTGCTCTTTGACTGTATCGTTGCCAACAAAATCTACAGCCTGACCACGGAGTCTTTCAATCTCACGATCTGCGCCTTCACCCGTTTGTGATTCATCGCCCTTATCTGCTTCCGCATTATCTGTGGGTTCAGGTGCCTGTACTTCATTTTTAGCTGCCACCTTATCAACAGCTTGCTTTACAGCCTTTACTGCTTCTTTACCACCTTCAACCTCCGGTGATTCAGCATCAAGTATTTTTACAACTGGAGCAAGGAAGTTCTTAATAATTCTTGCAGTGTATCCTGACTGTGCTTTAGGGTATGATTTAGCTAATTCGTTCTCTAAAGCTGTCTGTAGTTTAGCTAATTGATCCTTATGTGATCCTTTAGCAGAAAATTTATTATCAACAAAAATTGCGTTATAGAGCGGCTCTACAACCATCTTTACGATCTCATCATGTGATTTATCAGGATTCTTTGACTTAAGAAGCTTAAAAATATATGTATCAGCGCTCTTTTCTCTTTCTGCAACACCTGATGCAACTGCACCTAATGTCGAGCCAAATTCTGCACCTATATCCATTTCGTTAATAAGTGACATTTGCTTTTTTCTATAAGCTTCAAAAATAAGATGGGAATCACGATTCATATGCTTGAATTATTTATTCTTCATGGTATATAGAAGTTCGACCTTGTATTGTTTTAGTATATCTAATGACCTTGACTTATTCTTAAATTTACCCAGTGCATATCTTTCAAGAGCAGATGTACCCACGATATTGAGATATCTTGTACAATCTGCTTTCGACTTAAACGTCATGCTCTCACCGGTATCAATTTTAGTAAGTTTTACAGGTTTACTAATAATTTCTGTCATTATTTTTTGATTTTTAAGAGCGTGTGGTATATATTTTTGTTTCCATGTATTCCATTTTTTAGCATCTGTCTTAAGCTCTACAAAGCGCTCCTTATGAGTGTTACTTTGTTTTTGTTTTGTCTTTTCAGACGCCTGTCTACCGTAGTTAAATGCCTGTATACCCTTTTTACCTATAGGACTTTTAGGATTATCAATTAATTTTTGTATATATATCTGCTTTTGTTTTTTAGTATACCTCTCACGTGTATTACCACCACAAGAGCAGAATTTTAAGTTATACACAGGATCATTTTTATACCGCTGCAGTAGCTCTGTTTCTTTCTGTATCATTTGCTCTACGTTATTACAATATAATAAGATCTCTTTAATAAATGATTCCCTACCATAACGTTTAATTGATCGTTTTAGGTATATACCTGAACCAAAATAGCCGTCATCGAGATCATTAGTTCTATGTGATCCAATATAAAATTTTCCGTTATTGATATTGGTTATTTTGTAGATATAATAATACATACTATGAATAATATTTATTCAAACAGGAGAGGAGGGTAACGCTATTTGTGCCATTTTTGGATCAAACGATTTTAAAGAATTTTCTAATATTTACGACTTATGTAAGGATCGCGGTAGCTTTGCTTACGGCGGGTTATTTTTAAGCTTTGATTATGATGCACGAATGCATATAGAGGGTATTGCTGATCTTCATGAAGATATGCAGGTCTCAAATAGTCAAATTAATATGAGACCGAAGGATTTTTATTACTATCTCGGTCACACACAAGCTCCTACAAGCGATATTCGCGAATTTGATCCTAAAACATCACATCCTTTTGTGTGCGGTACTTGGGTTGTAGCACATAATGGTGTATTGACTAATGATAAAGAACTTAAAAAAACTTTAAGAAAAGGAGTATTCTATAACGAGGTTGATTCTTCTGTAATTCCTGCATTATTAAGTCAAGCAACAGATGACGGGTTAACAGAAGTATCTGCATTATGCGATGCACTCTCAAAACTTAAGGGTACATTCGGTCTTTGGATTTACAATAAGTTATCCAATAATGTATACCTAGCACGCTCTGGTAGCACAGTTTATGCAAACTTTCTGACAAATGCCTTCTCATCACTCCCATATAAAAAATTCAAAGCCTTAGATGAAGGTGTATTATATTTGATGACTAATGAAGGTTTAACAGCCGTAGGTGGCTTTCAGAGTAATTCACCGTTTTTTGTATTATGAGTAATATAGCTATTTTTACATGTACTAAAGATAATACAACACCTATGCTCAAGTATAGTGTTGATATAATAAACGAATATATAAAAAATCCAATTGCTGTACATGTTTATAAAAACAATAAAGAAGGTCTTAGTAAACGATATAATGATTTTTTATATTCGGATCATACTTACGACTATATAGCTTTTTGTCACGATGATGTATATTTCGACGATGCATTACTAGAAGCAAAGCTAGAAAAATATCATAAAGATTATGATATTATTGGCGTTGCAGGTGGAAGTAATTGTAAGATCCAATCTCCTGCGCTCTGGCATTTAATGTGTGGTGGTTTTGGAAGCGGGAATCTACACGGCGCTGTTGCTCATCTTCACGATGGTAGATCCATGACAACACCATTTGGACCGGTGCCAGCAAGAGTTGCTATTATTGATGGTGTATTCATGTCGGTAAATGTTAAAAGAGTAAAAGCTGCTGGATGGAGGTTTAACGAAAATTACACTTTTCATCATTATGATATTTCCAGTAGTTTAGATGCTAACAAAAAGAAACTCAAAGTCGGTGTAGCTCCTATCCATCTAATTCACGCTTCACCAGGATTAAGAGACTTTAATGATAAAACATTTCAAAAGAATCAAACCCAATTTTTGAAAGAATACGCTAGCTATTAATAGCGTGAGATAGTATTATATTTGCATGTCGAAGCTTGATTTGGATTACTTTGAAACAGTGCTTGTGTATAAAGCATTGACAGATGAGACATATTTGTCTTCGATTATTGATTATATAGAACCAAAGTATTTTAAGAATGACGATATTAAAAATATATTTGGTATTATTAGAGATTTCTTTGTAAAGCGAAACGCAAGCCCGACTTTAACAGAGATTAAGGCATATCTTACTACAACTGAACTTAAAACGTCATTTAAAAAAGTTGTAAGTACTTTTACAGATATTGATAAGAATCTTAACTCAGATGAATTATCACAAAATACAGAAACGTTTTTAAAAGAGAAGGCTGTTTTCCATACAATGATGGAGGTAGTCGATGATCTTAATAAGAATAAAATTGATACATCTACAATTCTTGACAAATTTGAAAAAGCGTGTAACGTATCATTAACAACAAATTGTGGGTTGGATTTGTTTAAGAGCTCTGATCTTCTTGTAGAAAATTTACAATCAGAAGTTAATCACATATCCACAGGATGGGATTGGTTGAATGATAAATTTGGTGGCGGCTTTCTAGAAGCCGGTCGTGCTTTATATTTGTTTACCGGTGAGACAAATGTCGGTAAGAGTATCTTCCTTGGTAATGTAGCTATTAATATAGCTAATCAAGGTAAGAGCGTATTGCTTGTTACCCTTGAAATGCCTGAAATGATTTACGCGCAACGTTTAAGTTCAAATATCACTAAAATCCCTCTTAGTAGATTAAAAACCGATGTAGCTACATTAAAAAATAGCCTAGATGGGCATGCAAATGCTAATCCTGATGCAAAAATTCTTATTAAAGAATTTCCTCCATCGACAATTACTATTGGCTATCTTCAAGCCTATATTAAGAAACTTCTTTCACAGGGGTTTAAGTTTGATGCTATTGTAGTTGATTATGTAAATTTGTTTACTATTCAGGATGGCAATAATAGCTACGAGAAGATCAAAAAAATTACTGAGCAGCTTAGAGCACTTTCATATGTTTTCAATTGCCCTATTATTTCTGCAACTCAGTTAAACAGATCAGGCTTTTCAGTTTCCGATCCAGGTATGAATACAATCTCTGAAAGTATGGGTCTAGCAATGACAGCTGATGCTATTTTAAGTATCTGGCAGGAGCCTACTGATAGAGAGCTAGGTGTTATTAAGATGGGTATGATGAAAAATCGCTTTGGACCGAATTTTGGTAGCTGTGTTTTACGCATTGATTACTCTACCTTGACATTAACAGAAGATGAGCATGTTAATGATACTGAAGCTTCTAATTCTACAATTAATACATTAGCTAGTCTTTCTTTATAAAACATTGATTTAAATCATTACTACGATAATTAGTTATTATCAACGTAATGAAAAAAATACCCAATGATAGCACATTAGCTGAATATGAAGCTGAGCATCTCTTTCTATCGTTCTGTTCTTTTGTAACACTTTTGCACACAAAAAAGATGAATCTCGCTAATGTATTTTTAATACTATTACAGAATAAGGCGTTGAGAGATTTATTTAAAATTTACTGTGATGTAGAGACGGATTTCGCTGCTGTACAGATGTTCTTAAAATTTGATCCAAGCTTATATAAGAGCAAATATATAATGAAATATCTTAACTCAAAAGGATCACCCTTGAATAACGATAAAGGTTAAAATATAATCGTTAAATGCTAGATACAACTGCTGTAACGGATTTTGAACAGCATATATATAACACACATTTGAAGATTTCTAGACAAAAAAGAAATCAGCCATTTAGGTATAGAAAAGATTTTACAGATTTAGATATTAAACAAATCTTTTACTTAAAAAAGATATCTTTATTCCTTAAAAATTTTACGCATATTAATCTCGAGGAGTTTATAAAAGCACCTTATGATATATACCCTGATGAGCTTTATTTTGATCTTCAATATTATACAACACTAAAAGCTACAAAAGCTTATATGCTCTATCATCAGAAACTCCAAATGAAGAGTCCTGATAGTCAGGAGCAGCTTGAAAACATTCAATTATCATTACGCTTTATATCTACATTCTGTAAGGAGCAAAATATTACTGTATCAGAGTACATTAATCATAAGACAAATGATACCTTTTCCTTCCTCTTGCACTTAAAGGATCATAGAGTAAATGTTTATTGCCTATTTGGTTACGATCTTTTTGATAAAAATATAAGAACAGTTGATTCTAATCTCCTTTCATTTATCATAGGAAATGACCTTATAAATAATTTGCCAATCTTTAGAACGAGATTTCTTAACTCTACTAAAGCGCGCAAATTTGTTAATTTGGGCTTACAAAAAATACTTCAAAAAAATAATTGCATAAACTAAAAATATAACCTACACTATTAAAAATAATATGAACACCGCATTCACAACATCAATGTTTGACAGCATTAAGTCTGCACTCACTAAGTCAACAGAAACTAGTACGACTAATACCAAGTATAAGGATTTTCTTAAGACTACACCTGGCAATACTTACATTGTACGTCTTCTCCCTAATATTAAGGATCCTAATAAGACATTTTTTAATTACTACTCCTATGGCTGGAATAGTTTTTCTACAGGTCAGTTTGTAACCTGTATTAGCCCTGCAACTTGGGGTCAGCGAGATCCAATCTCTGAAGAGTTTTTCCGTATTCGTCGTAATGGAACTGAAGAGGAGAAGGAAAAGTCAAAGGCACTTAACCGACGTGAAAACTGGATGGTAAATGTCTATGTTGTAAACGACCCTGTTACACCTGAAAATAACGGTACAATTAAGGTTCTTCGCTATGGTCGTCAGATTGATAAGATTATTAAGGATGCTATTGAAGGTGAAGAGTCAGCTGATTTTGGTCCTCGTATTTTTGATCTTTCTCCTAATGGTTGTAATCTTAGGATTAAGGTAGAGAAGCAGGGTGATTATCCGACATATGTATCGACAAAGTTTGCTCTTCCGAAGGAAATCGAAGGTCTTTCGCCTGATGATTACGAGGATGTATATAGCGGTATTCATGATCTTGAGACGTATGTAACTGCCAAGAGTTATGATGAGCTTGTAGATATGCTTAAGGAGCATTATCATTGCAGTGTCGATGTAGCAGACGATGTAGTTGATGAAGCACCTGCTAAACCTGTAGTCAAGCCGACACCTGCACCTACGCCTGCAGTCAGACCGGCTCCTGTAAAGGAGGCTGTTACAGCGAGTGTTGATGATGACACTATTGATGAACTTCTTAAGGGACTTGAAGACTAATGGAACAAGTAATTAGAGAAGTATCTGGCGATGAAGCCAAATATCTAGCACTGCAATTCCTCGGGCAAAATCTCGGGGAAATGAAAGAACTAGATAAAAACATTGTAAGTAGTCTCAAGCCTATTACAAGCTCAATTAATCCTGATAGTATTGTACAGTCAATCCCTCGTGTACAGCAACAACCACAGCCTCAACCTGTACCAGTAGCTCCTGTTACTGTATCAGCTCCACTTGAGCAAGCCGCTCCTGTTTCTGCGCCCGGCCCTGTAGTAATACCTTCACTGGCGTCACTACAGACACCTGCTGCACAACCTGTCGCACAGCAAGCTGCACCAACTTATAATGATCCAAATCAACTTGAATTAAACTTCAACGAAAGCCCGTATTCTGTACGTATTTTTGAGAGACTTGAGGCTATCGATAAAAAGCTTAATACTCTTATTGAGACACAGCAAGAAATTATTGCATCTTTTACTGATATTAAAAAAAAGTCAGAAACAGTTACTACAGCCGATTAATAGTGTTGATAAAAAGTAAACTTAGCTTATTATTGAGGTAATGATTCTTAATATTACAGATAAAGACCGTTTTGTTAATGACTTTCTGACACCTATTAGTAGGGTGTCAGAAAGTGCTGTGCTGGATATACAGCCTGGTCTTATTAAGACAATAATAGCTACTAATGATAACGCTATTGTAATTAGCGCTCAATACAACGATAAGAGCGTAGATTTAACCAGGAAGCTTAATATTCCAGACATAA